TGATACCGCAGATGAGATAGAGCGTCTTCGTTTGTTACTTGTAACATTCGTTAACACTCCAGCAAATTTTGCGAAATTCGTGAATAGAGAATCATAATGATTCCTCTATCCACGGAGCATGAGATAGAGCAACACTTTGTTAGCTCTGTCTTTGACATGTTAATAGAAATTTGGAGCAAGTTAGTTTCTCTACTGGATTTTACTTCAGCAGGTATCTAAAACTCTTTTTCTACTAGCAATACGCACTATGTGATAAGCAGGATATCTCTTGGGTTTTCTCGTAATAAGGACATTTTATGACTTTATCGAAAAGACATGCAGCCTTATGGCTCGCACTCGCTATCCACCAAAGTGTAAATCCCCGTTCTATCGCTACGTTTAATAAACGTAGTTTAGATAGAGACGATTTCTTTACGACTACGCTCCCAAGTCTTGGGAAAGATTTGGAACGTGGTTTGCAAGGCCGTTTTGTGCTTACTTCTGCCTTTAAAAAGCAGCGTAACACTATGTTGCCCCAATTTCTTTACGAACTCTTTATTCAAGTGTTTGATAAGGAAGGGTACATACGCGAACGTCCTAGCGGGATTCGTCCTCTCAGACAATTACTTATGATGTTCTATAAATTTGAGATGCCTTTCAATGACAGTGATGTCGCTGAAGCAAATCAATCATTTATAGATCGAGACCAATGCGTAAAAAACTCGCACTGGCCCGAAGGCCTGGCAGAAACAAGAAAAATATTCTGTTCTCTTTTGCCTAGTGATCCACTAGACATTAAGCCGCATCATAGTAATGGTGCATCTTCGATACCTATAAGCAACGTATATAAAAGAACTGTTAGGCGGTACATACCATCATTGATGGAATTGTATGGTCCTAAATATTTCTTTAACACGTTGCAACACGCCAAAAATTGGTGTTCTGTTAATAAAACAGTTATAGGCCACCCACATTCGACTATCGTGCAAGTACCAAAGGACAGTCGTGGTCCTAGAACTATATGTATGGAACCTCCTGAAATAATGTTTATTCAGAAAGGTCTTCAGACAAAGCTCTATGATCACATTGAAAAATACAGCCCTGCAAAGGGATATATTAACTTCACTGACCAGTCTATAAATAGACAATTGGCTTATACGTCATCCATCGATAGATCGTTAGTTACGATCGATCTTAAGGATGCATCGGATATGGTGTCATGGGACCTTCTCAGGTACTTATGTCCACCAGAGTGGTATGCAGCTTTTAAAGCTACACGATCGACTCATGCATGTGTAGACTCTAAGAATATAGAACTCAAGAAATTTGCTCCTATGGGATCAGCATTATGCTTTCCTGTAGAAGCTATGATTTTTTGGTCTATACTTAGAACCATTACATCTGAGGTTTGGGTCTATGGCGACGATATTGTTGTGCGCATTGAATATGCGCATGATTGTATCAAAGCACTTGAATCGTATGGACTTCTGATCAATTATGATAAAACGCTCATTTCAGGTTTCTTTCGAGAATCCTGTGGAGCAGATTATTATAAGGGTGAAGATATCTCATATATTAAGTGCAAGTCATATGACGCCCTTCGCTACATAGCCTTCTGTAATTTGATTTCAGAAGCTTATGGTTTCGCCGTATCTGACAAGATGCTTGCTCTTCATGAAGAAGAACATGGCCCTGTCATGCGACATCCCTTGTCTTACAGAGATAATCCGGAATCTTTCGTATATTATACGGATAGACTCTCATCCTCTGACGTCTTTTTTAAACGTCGTTGGAATTCAGATTATCAAAAGTTTGAGAAGAGATGGAAAAAAGCAAGTGCGTTACCGGAGACTAACAAAAAGTTAAAAAAGATTGAACATTTCTACAAACCTGTAGATGATGACGCTCTTTTTGACTGGTTCACTGTCACTAATAGTGACCTTGAGCCTGAGTCTGATTCTGATTGGAATATCAGGAATAAAAACGTTTTTGATAACCTTCGGGTTGATTCAAAACGTACACCGGTAGAGCGTAATACGCTCCAACGGGCATTGTACACCGTGAATAAGTACACTTGGGGGTCTGATTTTACAGACAATCGTTAAAACGATGTGACAGCATTGCATATTTTGCCTTGTTGCATTTGTTATAACAACAGACACAACAAC